CGTCCGTTCAAAGGCCGGGTTTAACGTAATTAATGAAAACTCTGCTACCGGAACCGTCACAGAAACAGGCTTTTCCATAAATTCAACGGGTCAGTTGATTTCTTTGGGATCAAGAAAAATCCAAACTTTTGTAGGGTCACTGGCAGGCACAGATACCAGCACACAATACGCTGACGGTGATGTTCTAGTAGAATTAGGCACTCTTAATACAGATCATCCTGATGAGCTTGTAACGGCGTCAAAATTCTTCATTCACAAAGCCGTGATCGGTATCACCACTGCTGCTGGGCAGACTTTGGTTGGATCTTTGCAGTTGAGTGCTACAAGTGGCACCGCAACTAACGCGGCAGTATCGTCAGGTACAGAGATTGTTGGAGCAGGTGTAACAGCCTTTTCACCAACATTGTCTGCTGCGCTATCCGTGACTGAGGTTGATATTAACTTTAACAACTCAGCCGGTAATTATCATGTGTTTGAGCCAAATGTTACTGCTGCGATTGCAAGTAAGCATTTGTACGCTGCGGCCACAACCACGCTAAACGCAGACGCAACAGCAGGTAGATTTACGGTTGAACTAGAATACTCAGTATTCTAAGGAGGCTGAAATGGCGGATGCTGTAACCTCACAAACCATAATCGACGGTCCTAAACACGTCGTTATGAAATTCACTAACGTCTCTGATGGGAGTGGAGAGTCTAACGTAAAAAAGGTAGATGTCTCTGCTCTTAACAGCAGTTTAGATGGTGTTGCGTGTAGTGAGGTCGTCATAGAGCGTATATGGTGGCAGTGTAACGGCATGAAAGTAAAAATGCTGTTCGATGCTACCTCTAATGCTTTTGCTATTGAGTTAGGTGAGAACCAGAGCGGTCATCACGATTATAACTCTTTCGGCGGCCTAACAAATAACGCGGGCAGTGGTAAAACAGGGGACATTTTGTTTACAACGGTTGGTCATTCTTCTGCGGATACGTATACAATTATTTTGTACATGCGTAAGAAGTATGCGTAAGAGGTAAATAAATGGCTCCTCGTAAAGCTACGATGCCAAAAAGAAACAAGAAAAATTTCCGCCCCACAGAAAAAGGGGCGGGAATGACTAAGGCCGGGGTGGCAGCTTACAGGAAAGCTAATCCGGGCAGTAAATTAAAAACGGCTGTTACAGGAAAAGTTAAGAAGGGGTCTAAAGACGCAAAACGTCGTGCATCTTATTGTAGCCGATCAAAAGGTCAGATGAAGATGCACAACATAAATTGTAAGAAGACTCCTAAAAAGCGTATTTGTGCAGCACGTAGAAGGTGGAAGTGTTAGATGAAAGCCGATGATGTTTTAAAACTTCTTGAAAAGCACGAAAAGGAGTGCAATGGCCGGTATGCTCAGATACAGAAACAGTTAGATAAACTGGATCAAAGGCTCTGGGGTATAGCCGGATTAATTATTGCAGCCGCAGTCGTGCAGAAAGTGTTTTAGATGACCAGTGCAGTAAGAATAGGGGCTGCGGCCTGTCCTGTGCCAAAACGCGCTACAAATGGCGCTGTTCGCATGAAAAAAGGGGGAAAGGTAAAAAGTGGTGGTAAGATCTGTCCCGAAGGCAAAGCTTGGGCTAAACGCACATTTGACACATACCCGTCAGCGTATGCAAACTTGGCCGCATCAAAATACTGTAAAGACCCAAATTACGCCAAAAAGTCAAAAGGTGGTAAAAGGAAAGGCCGATAAATGTTAACAGGAAGGGCTAAGACCCAAGTTAAAAAGGTGGCTAAGAAGCTACGCAAAGCGTCTAAAGCTCACGCGGGTCAGGCACGAACATTATCTAAGTTGGTAAAAAACGGTAAACGGAAGTCGTAATGGGTCAGCTAAAACAGTGGTTGAAACAAGACTGGGTAAGGATTGGATCTGATGGCTCTATCAAAGGCCCATGTGGCACTTCAAAAGATAAGAAAAACCCTGATCGTTGCTTGCCTAGATCTAAAGCTAATAGTTTATCCAAAAGTGAACGCGCTACGACAGCACGTAAAAAGAAAAAAGCAGGCGCTAAAGGAAAGACTACGGTCGCTAATACAAAAGCTGCAAAGGTAACAGGTTTAAAAAACGGTGGGGCCGTGACAACACCCAAAAGACCGTTTAAAGGTAAAAGAATTGCGGGAACCGCAGTAGCACGAGGTTGTGGTGCTGTCATGGCTAACCGTAGGAAGAGAACCAAGGGTTCTGTAAGCCAAGCATAGGAGCGGAAAATGGCAAAAGAATTTATGACTATGGAAGAGTATTCTGCCTCTCTTGTAGGTGGAAATATGCGTTCTAAAGGCATGGCCAAGGGCGGAAAAGTCCAGAAGATGGCTGGCGGTGGAGCCATGAAGAAGAAGGGTTATGCCAAAGGCGGTAAAGTCCAGAAGATGGCTAACGGCGGCATGATGAAGAAAAAAGGCATGGCTAAAGGCGGTAAAGTCCAGAAGATGGCTAACGGCGGCATGATGAAGAAAAAAGGCATGGCCAAAGGCGGCAAGGTATAAGACCTTGCCTTACCTTCAAAGTAATATTCCGCACTTCAAGTGTTGGGTGCGGAGAGAATATACGTGTAACCACTCTAATTATCATGGCGAGTTTCTTCACGCTATGGCGATTGCGGTTACTACGATGCCCAGCCGGTGTTTAAGTTTTCAGATGATATTCACTGGCTGTGAGACCGATGGCACGGATCAGCAGAACGTACATGGGGGAGCGATGTGGGCCAGAATGCCTATAACTGCACTTGTCGGAGACACGCCTTTTGAAGAGTGGCCAGAACCTATGCCTGTTCATTTGGCGCAACCTTGGGACTGCATGTCCCATACACACGCAGTTTATCGTTTAGATCGTGCTCATCCGTGCCCTTGGATAGCCAAGATAGGGCCTGAGTTTTATCCGGCCAAATACTATTTTACGGTGGATTACACGGAGAGTGAGATCGCTGATGACCCGGCGCAGCATAAGCAGAGTCACGTTTTAGAGCTTTTGGATGCTGGTCCGTACACGGGTAACATCGTTGCTCTGCCTAATAATCGTGTCCGAGTCACACATCCTGCTTGGTTTGAAACAGGACAGGGTGCGCCTGATTTCTTACCGTCTCAGCATATACACTATTCAAAATCAGATTTAGACTATACAATGGATGTAAATCAGATATTCGATAACTTATACGCGAAAGAAAAGTAATGGCTGTTTCAGGAAGCGTTGATTTTGAACTAAACGTAGCAGATTACGTAGAAGAAGCGTTTGAGCGTTGTGGTTTAGAGGTAAAAACAGGTTACGATTTGGTTACGGCCAGACGTTCTCTTAATTTGATGTTAGCGGAATGGGCTAATCGTGGTTTAAACCAGTGGACGATCACACAGAGAACTCAGGCTCTTACATCAGGGACAAGAACTTATTCTCTTTCAGCGGACGTTATAGATGTTTTGAGCGCCGTTGTGACTCGTAGTAGCACGGATTTTGCTTTAACTCGTGTAAGTAGGGATGACGACTTAAACATCCCTAATAAGGCCACTACCGGTAGACCAACGCAGTTCTTTCTAGATAGACAGGTGACACCAAGCTTACGTTTGTGGCCAACACCGGAGAACAGCACCGATGTCGTGGTATATAATGCTCTCACCCGCATAGATGACGCAGATACAGCCATAAACACTATGGACCTGCCTTTTAGGTTCTATCCTTGTTTAGCCGCAGGTTTAGCTTATTATTTGTCTCTCAAACGCGCTCCTAACCGGACGCAAATGTTAAAAGCAATATATGAAGAAGAGTTTGAGAGGGCTATGGGAGAAGACAGAGACCGTTCTAGTTTCACTGTCACGCCAGAGTACGCTTATTTTAGGACAAACTAATGCCTAGATATGCCACAGGAAAATACTCTTACGCCATATCTGATCGTTCTGGACTTAGATACAGATATAAGGACATGCGTAAAGAGTGGAATGGCCTACTTGTTGGAAAAGATGAGTTTGAAAGAAAACATCCACAGTTAGGTCCTTTCCGCAAGGTTTTTGACCCTCAAACTTTACGAGATCCGCGTCCGGATAGATCAGAAAACGAAACTACAAACGTAACGGTATCTTTTCCAATCTTCAACACAACAACTTTACAGTATGCGCTTATACCGCAAGCAGAAGGAAAAGTAGGCACGGTTACTTTTGGCGGAGATGTCACAACACCTACAGAAGCAATAATAACGGGTGTTTCTGGCACAGGCTCAGTGGGCACTGTTACAGCCTCTGGCACAGGCACGAGTATAGCTACAACTTACACAGTTACCGTTGTTAGCACGGCCTATGGTAATAAATATGCTATTGATGGATCTCAACAGGCCACGATAAATCTATCAGAGGGTAGCACATACAGGTTTGATCAATCAGATAGTAGTAACTCTAGTCACCCACTTAGGTTTTCTACGACATCAGATGGAACTCACGGGGGTGGTTCACAGTATACTACAGGTGTAACCACCAACGGAACTCCGGGGTCTTCTGGAGCGTATACACAAATCGCAGTTGCTGTTGGAGCGCCAACACTGTATTACTATTGCACCAACCATAGTGGTATGGGCGGACAGGCGAATACACCATGAGTTATACATACACACAGTTAAAAACAGCCGTAAAAAATTACACAGACAATCAAGAATCTGTTTTTGTCTCTCACTTAGACAGGTTCATTATGTCGGCAGAAGAACGCATTTTCAAATCCGTAGACTTTGAGTTTTTTAGAAAAAACGTGTCTGGGTCTATGACATCTGGAAACGAGTTTTTAGCGGTTCCCGATGATTATTTGGCTTCTTTTAGCATTTCTATAACTAACTCAAGTTCTAAAGAGTTTTTGTTACAAAAGGACGTAAATTTTATACAAGAATATAATCCAAACCCTTCTACCACCGGGGTCCCTAAATATTATGCGATATATGATATAAATAATTTTATATTATCACCTACGCCGAATGCAAATTTCGATACAGAACTTCATTATTATTACAGACCAACCAGTCTCACAAAAAGTAAAGTTACCTTAACAGTAAACAATGTTACAGGGACTTTTAGTTCAGGTGAGACGATAACGGGAGGCACAAGCGGAGAGAGCACTACAATAAATTCTCTCACCTCTGCTACAGAGCTTGTAATAACTCTTCCTACCGGGGACTTTACTGTTGGAGAAACAGTTACTGGGGGCACAAGTGGGGCCACCGGAATTGTTGTGTCTACCTCTGCGGACACTACATTGACTTGGTTAAGTGAAAATGCACCAAACGCTCTTTTGTACGGAAGTATCATAGAAGCTTATGTTTTTATGAAAGGCGAACCCGATATAATGAGCATGTACAACGAGAGGTTTGTTGAGTCTCTAGTCAGGTTAAAAGATCTTGGTGAGGCCCGTGAAAATGATGATGCTAACAGGCAGGGGTTACCAAGAAGGGCCCGTACATGAAAGTTGCCATTGTTGGCTTGGGCGGTAGTTATGCTGACTATATCGCTGCAAGAGTTGCGTCTCAAACATTTGACGAAGTTTGGGGCATAAATTGTATTGGAGCTATCATACATGTTGATCGCACGTTTATGATGGACCCCGTCTCTCGTTTTTTAGACACAGAAAACGCGGGATCTCAAACAGGTGTTGCACGAGAGTTTTTGTCAAAAAACAAAAAACCTATATATTCCTGTCAAACCAATAAAAAGTTTCCGAAAATAGAGTCATATCCACTTGAAGAAGTGGTTAAATCGACAGGATATTGTTATTTCAACAACACTGTGGCGTATGCCGTTGCATACGCAATATGGAAAAAAGTAACAAAGTTATGTCTGTACGGGATTGATTTTACGTATAAAAACGTAAACATGGCAGAGTCCGGCAGAGCTTGTGTAGAGTTTTGGTGCGCTATCGCGGCATCAAAAGGTATTAAGTTGGAAATAGCTCACCGTTCCGGGCTGCTTGACACAAATGTCCCGGATAATGAAAAACTGTATGGATACCATAGATTAGAAGACCCTTTGGTCCAGACCATTCAGGAGGGAAACATTTTAATAACAAGGCAGTCTGATATAAAACCTCCAGAACCCTTGGAGTCAGACCCCATAATATTTGGGAGACACGATCATGTTTGAATTAACTTCAGGAAACGTGGGATCGGTTAACGTAATATCCTCAGATAATGGAGGGTTATCTAATGATCAGATAGCTGATATGTTGGCAACTAAACTTATCTACGTATCAGACGAAGCCCCGGACCCCATAAGACTTCAAGCAGAGGCTTTTAAGGATAGAGTTAGGAATTTGGCCCAATATTATATAGAGTTGGCGAGAAAAGAAGAACGTGCTAGTATTTGCGCGAAGGTCCGTGAGGCGGGTCAACATCAACTAGCTGACGCTATAGGGAGACTATAATGGCAATAGCACAAGCAATGTGTACCGCATTCAAACAAGAATTGATGTTGGGTACGCACAATTTCGCAACAAACGGTAACGCTTTTAAGCTTGCTTTGTACGCAGAGAGCAGCGGTGGAAAGTCTAGCACCACAGCTACTTTGGGAGCCACTACCACCGCATTCACAACTACGGGTGAGGTTGCTTCTAGTGGCACATATGCAACGGGTGGTGGCACACTTACAAAAGTCGCTCCAACCACTTCTGGCACAACGGCTCTTACGGATTTTGCTGATCTTAGCTTTACTACAGCCACAATCACTGCGATGGGTGCGTTGATTTACAACAGCACAAACAGCAATAAAGCCGTGGCCGTATTGGATTTTAGTTCTAACAAAACATCTACGTCAGGGACTTTTACTATTCAGTTTCCTACAGCAGATGCGAGTAATGCGATTATACGAATAGCCTAATGAGGTAGCCTATGTCGTTACAAGGATGGGGAAGAGGCGGCTGGGGTGAAGGCGCTTGGGGACAACCAATCCCTGTATCTCCAACTGGAGTTGCCGGAACCACTGCTTTAGGCTCGATTGTAGCGCAAGGCGTACAAACTGTTCCCGTAACTGGAGTTTCAGCTACAGGGGCAGTTGGAACCGTAACGGCATTAGCAGGAGCGACTTTTGCTGTAACGGGAAATGCGGGCACATCAGCGGTAGGAACAGTAACACCTTTAGGAATTATATCCTTTGCTGTAACCGGGGTATCAGCTACAGCGTCAGCAGGCACAGGGACAAGCGCACCTATTCAATCTTTAGGGTTCTCAGTAACAGGAGTATCTGCAACAGGTTCCGTCGGGGAAGAAAGACTTTACAGGCCGATTGTTCCTTCACAAACACCAAACTGGTCTAGCATAGCAGCGTAAGGAAGACAGAAAATGGCAAGCACCTATGTAAATGATTTAAGACTTAATGAATTAGGTACTGGCGATGGTTCTGGTACTTGGGGAACTACAACCAACACTAATCTTGAGCTTATCGCTGAAGCGTTCGGGTTCGGAACTGAAGCTATAACAACTAATGCAGATACGCATACAAGCACAGTAGCTGATGGATCAACCGATCCGGCTAGATCCATGTATATAAAATATACGGGTGCACTTGACTCTAATTGCACGATTACGATAGCGCCCAATAATATAAGTAGAGTTCACATTATTGAGAACGCTACTACAGATAGTGGTAGTTCAGGTCCATACAGTATCATCATAAGTCAAGGGTCTGGAGCAAATGTAACCATACCCAATGGTCAAGTGGCCATGGTCTATCTTGATGGAGCGGGTAGTGGAGCGGCCGTTGTAAATGCGTTAACAAACCTCAGTGCAAGTTACGGCAATCTTTCTATCGGTCAAGATGCGGATGCGGATGATCTAACGGGCGATAGTGCAGTGGGTCGTTTAACGATAGGCGCAGGTGAAGATCTGAATCTGTATCATGGTGGCACTAATTCTTACATCGTTAATGACACAGGTGATCTAATCATAGACACTGCTGGGGATATTCAACTTGATGCTGCTGGTAATGATTTTAAGTTTTTGGCTAGTGGGACAGAGATACTAAACATTACCAACTCATCAAGTGATGTTGTGATAAAGCCCGTCGTAGACGCAAAAGACATTATCTTCCAACAACGGGACGGCACTGCCGTTATGACTGTTGAAGATAACGTCTCTTTAGCCATTAATAATGACGTAACTGTTGCAGGAAGAGCGGTAGGCACAGTAACGACTGTTAGTTTAGGCACTGGAAGCAGTCCAGACACGGCTGAGTGCGATATGGCAGAGAGCAATGATTTTTCTATTACTGTAGCGAGTGATGGCTGTTTATTGTCTTTTGATAATGAGACTGTTGGTCAATCAGGCAACATTCATTTTAATAATCCGAATGGTGAAACGATTACTTTTGGTGGTGAAATAGCCATAAATGCAACCGCCGCCACCTCTCTTAATACTGCTGGTGTGTATCAATTATCTTATTTCTGTATAGGCACAGGAAATAACGAAGTGTTGGTTACAGTTTCTGGAGCTTTGACCTAATGAGTTTAGTTAAATCAAACACTGCTGGACTTGGTGGCTCCGGCTCTCCCGGTGGTGCGCTAGGTTCGTTTTATAGTCACACTATTAATCAGTCTTTGCGTATGAACAAAGCTGACAGCCCTAGATTGATAGATTCATCCGTTTCAAGTGACGGCAATAGAAGAAAGTTTACCTTTTCTTTTTGGATTAAATTTGCCAAAGCCTCAGATCTTTATGATGTTGTTATTGGTGCTGGCGGTTCAAGCACTTATCCAAGTTCTATGATAGGTTTTCATAGCCAACGGCTCACCTATAAAGATTACAGACACCCAAGTTATACGAGTGATGTGATTACTACGGCGGTTTTTCGTGATGTATCTGCTTGGTATCATTTTGTAGTTGCGGTCGATACTACACAAAGCACCGCAGCCGACAGAGTGAAAATGTATGTAAACGGAACTCAAATAACAGCGTTTGATACAGCTTCATACCCCACTCAGAACTATGACACTTTATTCCAAGACGCAACTTCTGGGAATGAACCTTTAATAGGTTTTACTCCGGGATTTGATTACATGGATGGTTACTTAGCTGAAGTTTACAATGTTGATAATGCACAGCTTGCACCGACTGAATTTGGGGAGACAAAGGACGGGGTGTGGATTCCAAAAGAATATTCTGGCAGCTTTGGTACAACAGGCTATCGCCTTACTTTTTCTGACAGTTCTTCTATCGGTGCAGATTCATCAGGGAACTCCCACTCGTTTGATACAGTTACAAATCTGGCCGCAACCGATGTTGTAAAAGATAGCCCGACTAATAATTTTCCAACGATGAATAATTTTGTCACTGTTGGCAAGGGTCAGTCTATTTTTGGGGCTTTTACTGAAGGTAATTTAAAAGTTAGGAATACTGCCAGTAATTATTCTCAAGCAATAGCAACTCATGGTGTTACGACAGGAAAATATTATTACGAGTGTTATATTACTGAGGCTGGATACCCATCTTGGATGATTGGGTGGTTGGTCGCAGATATGAATGGACTTAATAATGTTGAGTTCCCAACTAATGCTGGCGCACAAAATGCAGAACAAGCCTCATTCACAGGCATTGGATATTTTACAGGTTCAAATGCTTATATTTCTGATTGGGGCGATACCAGTGCAGGTTTAAATACTCAAGAGTTTGCGTGGTCTGGCGCACACGCCGCTGGTGATGCTCCGACAACAGGAGATATAATTGGTGTTGCCGCAGATTTTGATAATAGAAAACTTTATTTTCACGTTAATGGCACATATATAAATTCAGGATCAGGCACAAGTAACCCGTCAACAGGCGCAAACGCAAACTCTACATACACTGCATCTGAAGCACCTGATGCTAATCATAAGTTTCCGTGGTTAATGGGTTATGGTACATCCTCATTTGTTTTTAATTTTGGTCAAGATGACAGTTTTGCTGGAAATAAAACAAGCGGGTCTGCGGCTGCTTCAGATAGTGAGGGCATAGGTGAGTTTTATTATGCCGTGCCAACAGGGTTTAAAGCTCTTTGCGCTTCCAATTTGCCAGACGTAACAATCGGTCCGGGACAAACCACTCAAGCTGATGATTATTTCAATACAGTGCTGTATACTGGTGATGGTGCATCGTCTAATGCTATTACAGGCGTTGGGTTTTCACCCGATTGGGTGTGGCTGAAAAAAAGAAGTGGTTCCGGAATACACAATTTGTTTGATACTGTGAGAGGTGCAGGAAAGGTACTGCAATCGAATGACACTGATGGGCAACAAACTGTTACTACCTATTTGAACGCTTTTGGTGCTGATGGTTTTACATTAGGCAGTAGTTCTAATGTAAATGAGTCTTCAGGCACGTTTGTGGCTTGGAACTGGCTGGCGGGTGGCGCACCTAGCGGAGATAATTCTGCCTCAAATAGTGCAGAGCCAACAGCAGGTTCAGCTAAAATAAATGGTTCTAATCAAAGTGGTGCATTTTCTGGCTCTCCATCTATAGCTATTAAAAGACTTTCAGCAAACACTACGGCAGGGTTTTCAATAGTGCAATATGTTGGCACAGGATCATCAGGAACAATTCCTCATGGTTTAACAAAACAACCCGAAATCATACTTGTCAAAGACATAGACACTGATGGGTCGCTTTGGACTGTTTGGAATCAAGATGTAGCAACAGATCATGTTCTTTATCTACATTTAGCAAATGGACAAAATAGTAGTGCTGCGTCTTTTGGGACGCATAATGATAATGTTTTTGCAGTTGATACAGATCATGCTACTAACCAAAATACTAAAAATATTATTGCCTACTGCTTTCATAGTGTAGAAGGTTACTCTTCCGTTGGCTCATACACGGGAAATGGAAGCGCAACTGGAACATATATTTACACAGGATTCAGACCAGTTTTCGTTTTATTGAAATCAGTCACTGGTTCAAATAACTGGTCAACGTACGATAATAAACGAGATATTGATAACGTTGTTAGAGAATACTTAATACCGAATGATGCACAGGCGGCTGGTGCTACAGATACAATGGATTTTTTGTCTAACGGGTTTAAAGTGCGAAACGCAAGTGCTTACATAAATACAAGCGGAACTGAATATATTTACATTGCTTTTGCTAAACAGCCCTTTAAATTTTCTAATGCCAGATAGGAGAATATAAAATGCCGTGGAAGCATAATGGAAAAACCTTGACAGAAGGTCGAGAGTGGGTTGATGACAGCGGCAATCAACACTCAAAAGTGTGGATGCGTTATTCAGACTCGCAGAAAGCCACTTTCAAAATAGTGTGGGAGGACCCACCAGCATCAGAAGCACCGTTTGATAATAGATTTTATCACGGCAGACAGACTGATGGCACTTTGATTCCAAAAAGTCTTACAGACGTTAATGAGGTGGACTCAGATGGCAATGCTTTAAAAGATGCACAGGGTAATCAAATTGTTACTCTTGGCCTTAAATCTGTATGGGTAGCGCAAACAAAAGAAACAGCGAATGTTAAACTAGCATTGCATGATTGGTATGTTACCCGCAAGGCTGAAAAATCTACAGCTATACCTAGTTCAGTCACTACATACAGAGATGCCGTTCGAACTAAATGCGGAGAGATAGAGACAGCTTTGAACGGTGCGTCTGATTTAGCGGCGTTTATGGCGTTGTTTGAAGATGAGCGTAATTCAGATGGTAGTCTAAAGACTGTCGCTAAAATTAACGACTGGCCTGATGAGATTTAGACTGTGCCTTTAACGAAACTTCTTTTTAAACCCGGTATAAATAGAGATGTCACCTCTTACTCTAATGAAGGTGGTTGGGTAGACTGTGACAGGGTAAGGTTTCGTCTTGGTTTTCCGGAAATAATTGGTGGCTGGGAAAAATATAGTACTAACACATATGTGGGCACGGCCAGAGGATTGTTTAACTGGTCGGCTTTAGATGGTTCTAATTTGCTAGGGCTAGGAACAGAGGTCAAATATTACATAGAAGAGGGTCAACAGTTCTACGACATAACGCCTATTAGAAAAACCTCTACAAATAGCATAACTTTTGCCGCGACAAACGGTAGCTCTACAATAACCGCTACTGATAGTAATCATGGAGCAGTTACCGGGGACCACGTAACAATATCTGGTGCAGTAAGTCTTGGTGGAAACGTAACTGCGGCTGTTCTAAATCAAGAATATCAGATAACCAGTGCGCCCACCTCAAACACATATACTTTTGAGGCAAAAGACACCTCCGGTGCAACTGTTACAGCAAATGCCAGCGATAGCGGTAATGGGGGTTCAGGTGTAGACGGGGTATACCAGATAAATTCTGGTTTAGCTAACGGCGTTGGCGGTACTGGTTGGGGTGCCGGTACATGGGGCAGAGGCACTTGGGGGTCTGCTGCATCTATTGGTGTGACCACTCAATTAAGACTGTGGAGTCACGATAATTTTGGAGAAAACCTGATAATAAATCCACGAGATGGCGCTATTTATTATTGGATAAAAGATGATGGTCTCTCTAATAGGGCTGTTGAGATCGGCACAATCGGCGGTGCTAATGAAACACCTGTCATAGCAAAGCAAATATTGGTATCGGATGTTGATAGGCATGTAATAGCCTTTGGGACAAATCCAGTAGGCAGCACGACACAGGACCCTTTGTTAATTCGTTTCTCTGATCAAGAGAACGTACTGGACTGGAACCCGACTGCTACGAATACGGCAGGTGACTTACGTATAGGTACAGGATCTCAATTTGTAAAAGCCATAGAGACAAAGCGTGAGATAGTTGTATTTACAAATAGTTCCGTTCATTCAATGCAGTTTATAGGTGCGCCGTTTACCTTTGGTATACAGCCTCTGGCTTCCAACATTACAATCATGGGCCCAAATGCAGCCGTTGCCGTAGAGGACGCAGTCTTCTGGATGGGTAAACAGAATTTTTACTTATACGATGGTAAGACCCAACAACTGCCCTGTACGGTAACAGAACACGTGTTTTTTGACTTCGACTTTGACCAGTTTGAAAAAGTGTATGCTGGGATCATATCAGAGTTTAGTGAGGTTATCTGGTTTTACACATCTAACAGCAACTCGTTGGCAAATGGCGGAGACGGTGAAAACGACAGGTACGTGATCTTTAATTATGCAGAAAACTTATGGTACTACGGTGATCTGGGCCGGACGGCGTTTATAGATAGAGGCATAAGAGACTTCCCGATAGGAGCAGCCAATAACTATTTGTATAATCACGAATCGGGTTACACGGACGACGGATCTGCCTTAACTGCCAGTATTGAATCCAGCCCGATTGATATTGGTGAGGGGGATAAATTTAGTTTTGTAAGAAGAATAATCCCTGATTTTACTTTTACAGGGTCAACTAATTCTGACCCTACGGTTAACGTGACCTTACAAACCAACAATTTTCCGGGTGGTAGCTATCTTCAATCTGATCTAGCCAAAGTAGACCGGACGGCAACATCTACCACCGTGCCCTTTGAACAGTTTACAAGCAAGGCGGATGTCAGACTAAGGGGACGGTCTTTTAGTATTAAGGTTGACTCCTCCTCTACCGGTACGAGATGGAGATTGGGTAGTCCAAGAGTGGATCTAAGAATGGACGGGAGAAGATAATGGCTACTAATGTCACGCCTTTTCCAAGGTTGCCCACTCCTCCAAAAGAGGTAAATGAAAAATACATCACGGATTTGGTGAGAGCCTTAGAGATATTTTTGAGGCAAATGCAGAACCCTCAACTTAACTTTCAAGAGGTGCCAACCGATGGTAACAACAATTTGCTTCAGCAAGGCGATATTTACATTGCAGATGGCGGCTTCTTAAAAGTAGTTGGTAAGACAGAAATTTTTAGCGGGGCTTTCTCCGCGACGGGTTCTGTGGGAACGGTGACTGTAAGCACGTCATAGAGTAGACGTGTTTGAAAAAAAAGGTTAGACTGCGGGAAACCTTATATCAGGGAATTAAAAAATGGCACAAGCAGCAGAGATTCTTGAGTTTCCAGCAGGCGGTATCGCCGATTTCTATATGGAAGACCACGAAATTGAAGCTCTAGAGCGTGAAGAAGCGGCGCAGGAGTTTGGATCTGCCGGTATCGCTACGTTTGAGCCGATTGCCACGCGCATGGCATCTTACGGTCGTTACGGTGATGACACCGTTGCTCACGTTGAAACCGGTGAGTTGATTGTCCCGAAAGCCCTGATTGACGACAACCCAAAGCTACGGGACTCTATATTTAGTCATTTACGAGATCTTGGTGTAGAGGACCCAGAGCGCTATGTGGTTGGTTCTGGCGCAAACTCTATCAACCCTGAAACGGGTATGCCTGAGTTTTTCCTGAAAAAGTTGTTTAAGGGTGTAAAAAAAGGTGTAAGCAAACTAGCTAAAGGTGTGAGCAAAGCCCTCAAGGGCGTGACCAAGATAATTAAGAAAGCCGCTCCGGTAATTATACCTTTTGCTCTGAACGCAGCCTTCCCCGGCCTTGGTGCAATCTACTCAGGTGCTCTTGGATCAGGTATAGGCACGTTGATACAGGGCGGGAGCTTAAAAGACGCCTTCAAAAATGCCTTGATTGGTGGCGCTATCGGCGGCGCAACTGCTGGTGTTCAAGGAGCGATGGGCGCTAAAGCTGCCGGTAAAACTATATCTCAAGGTGCATTTGATGAAATAGCCAAACAGGCTTCCTTCTCCAACCTACAAACAGCCGGTCAGCAGCTTGTTAGCGGTCAGTTTGGTCAAGCCGGTTACGAAAAAGTTTTAGCTGACCAAGCTTTGGTTACTCCGGCTTCTGAGACTTTAGCTAGTGTTAAAGAGGGGGTTACTACTCCCACTGATACCGTGGCTAGTGCGACAGATGTAACTGGTACGACAGCCGCCGACGGAACATTTCTTGAGACTAGCCCTTTTGCTAAAGGCACTGATCCCGTTCAAGGAAGATTTGCTGCCACTCAAACAGGCTCTGCTGCGACTACGGCTCCTACACAACCCGCATTTGATTTAAGTCAAGCTGTTGAGCTTCCCACTAAACCTCCGGGCTTTTTTGAAAGCGTTAAAGGAGCTTTTACTCCGGGAGATAATATAGGGTTTTTAGAGGGTATGGGAGACGCTTTCTTACCATCCGGACCAAGCATTACTCCAACAGAGCTTATGGCCAAAAATCCGGGCATGAGCTTAGAGATGGCAAAACAAGCCATAGCTGATGCCACGCCGACTCTTACAAGATCTCTCTTACCCGCCGGGACCGTGGCTACAGCAGGCGCAGCCTATGGGTTGAGTAAAGCGATGGATGGTGATGATGAAGAAGATGAAGAAGAAAGACGCAGAAAAGAAGAGATGGAAAGACTCGCAGGCCCTAATCAGTATTATCAACAATATAAGGACCGCTTCTTACTTTCTGGTTATACCCCTCAATACGCTACAGGAAACGTGTTTGTCCCTACAACTTTCACTCAAGGTTTGGGTCAGTATGAAGACGGAGGCGGTGTTTTCCCACGCCGTGTAGGCGGTATCATGCCTGATGAGGGCACTCCCGGCAAAGACAGCGTGAAAGCTATGTTGATGCCCGGTGAGTTTGTAATGACAACCAACGCGGTCAAAGGCTTGGGTGATGGGGACAATAACAAAGGCATCAACCGCATGTATGACATGATGCGCGGCCTTGAGGCTAAAGGGAAGGCGATGGCATAATGGCTACAGAAACCTCCATTGTACGCGAAGCCCCGGAAATTGAAGCCTATAAACTAGGGCTTCTTGAATCCGCACAAAAACTAGCCGATCAGCCGATTACCCTGCCTACCCAGCAGATAGCGGGTATGTCTCAACTACAGCAGGACGCGATTGCTGCTGCCGCTCCGGCTACTGGAGGCATAGGTGGTTATCAGCAATACTTGCAAGGAGCGGACACCGCGCTTACTGACGCAAGAACCACATTAGATCCTAGCTTGCAGGGTTTAAGTCAGTTTATGAACCCGTATCAACAAGCTATACAGGCAGAGATAAACAGATCCTTTGACATACAGGCTTCTCAAGCGGGCCAACAAGCGGCAGGCGCGGGAGCTTTCGGCGGATCACGGGCCGCGGTTCAACAGGCAGAGATAGGCCGAAACCGCGCAGCAGCTTTGGCACAGGCGCAAGCACAGAACTTTTTACAGGCGCAGCAAGCGCAGCAAGCACAAGCAGAGGCGTTAGGTCAGTTGGGTCTTCGTGAGGCAGCGGTAGGTCAACAGGCGCAGCAGCAGGCTCTTATGGACATTCAAACACA